TTTTTCCTAATCTTTCTTGGTCCTTTACTTCTAATCCAGTTGCTAACGTTCCTATGTTAATATCGTAAACAGCCTGGATAACATCTGCTGTACCTTGAAATTTGGCACGGCCTTGCTTGTGCAGGCCATGCCATCTTTCTTTTATGATTGGTTTTACATATACAAGATTTCCTTTTTTCATAATGTCTTATTTATGTATCATAATTATTACTGTAATCCTAAAATCAACTCACCACATCTTGTAACGTCATCAATCTGGATACCACATTGATCATGTACAATCATCGTATAAGCGTCTTTAGCATTACTCATTAAACCACCTTTATTTGCTCCATAAGGAGTTTGTAAACCAGAAACGTATCCTAATTTATAACCACCTTTTTTATGAACATACTTGATATTACTTTCACCACCTTTACCTCCAAAATCAAGGAACGTGAATCTCATAGACTCAACTGGTACTTGAAGATCTGGATGCATGATATGATTGATTTCTCTATCGTCATACATAGGGTTGTGACGTAATGTTAAAGTAATTCCATTAGGTCCGATATATTTAACAAACTGACCACCAAATGCTAAATTAGCGCTATCTCCTGATATGAATTTAGAATCCACAGTTAGGAAAGGAGCAGATGCATTAGACATTGCTTGGTGGAATGCTAACATTCCGTATTCACCAGTATATGCTACAATATTTCTATTGTTCATATCAACCCTTCCAAAGAAGATGTCTAGTAAGTACTCACGTATTAACTTTTCAGTTAAAGTGTTATAAATATGAACATGAGAATCTTTAAGTAACTCCTGAACACCTGGTCCTGTTCTTGCAGATCTACCATTAGCGCCTGCAACAGCATTAGACATTTGTCCGTACCATAAAATTCTTTCTTTCTCTTTGTGCCATTGGATCCAGTATTCAGCCTCAGCATATTTCAACCATTTGTAGTCTTTATATACTTTACCTTCTGCATCCATTAATGCAACAACTAACGCTTGGTTAGCAGCATCACCAGTAATAGAATACTCTTTTCTCATTGTAGATAATTGAGATCTTAGTTTCATTGGCATTGCGTAAGTAGTAGATCCACTTTGATCTCCACCTTCTTCATAAACAGAGAACATTTTGCTCCACTGCACTCCAACTGCCCCAGGTTGCCCTGCGTTAATGTTGAAAGATGCTGTAGCGTCATCTGTTACAAGTTTACATATATACTTAAACCCTGCACCTGCTGCAATAGGTCCTGATTGTATACGTGCTAATATTCTTTCAGTACCTGCTGCAGGACTGATAACGTCTCCTGGTTTGAACCAGTCATCATCTAAAGTAAGATTAAAAGAACTATTGTTAACACCTAGTATCATTTCTCCTACTCCAGTAGCCGCAGCTATTGCAGTTAAAGGTCTACTAGACGCTCCCATTAATTCCCATTCCCAATCAAATGATTCGATTTCTGAAGTTCTTCCCATACCTTTAGTCATCGCTGTAAGAGGATTATCTGCTAAACGTGAAGCAGTAAACACTCTAGTTAATACTTTATCAAACTTGTGAGGTTCAGACAAAAATGCTGACCCTAAATGGTTTGTTTCAGTAAAATTAGCATGCCAAGGACGAGTTAGAACAGTCAATTTTGAATTTGCTTTCATAACTTTCTTCTTTTTTTAATTAATTTATACTATTATTATTTTTACTAATTACCATTCAGAGTTGTCTTTAGCAACCTGTCCTGGTTTTTTGTTCCCTCCAAAAGTTCCTTGAGTTCCTGTCATACTCTTTTTGTTTTGAAGTTGGGTACGAAGTTTCGAAGTTAAATCTGACTTAGATCTCTTCTTAACACCGTCCAGATTAAAATCTGTCATTCTCAAATATGCTTTTAGAACAAAGTCTTCTAAATTTTGAGCTGCCTTCATTTCATCTGCCTGAAATTGTGTTACGTATTGAGCTCCCTCGGAGCCCTCAACTTTAACATTAGTCTCAGTCATATAAGAGAGAAGTTCCTTTTTAGCTTTACGAGTTAGAGGAAAACCTTTTAAATCGGGAGCATCTTGAACTAAAGTTTGAATGTTAGTTAATACTTCCTCTCTTTGTATTTCCTTCTTTTTAACTTCCTCAGCTCTTTTTGTTTCTAGTTCAGATTTTCTATGTTTATCATACTGAACCAGTCTCACTTGAGCCTTCTGTGCTTGTTTCTCCAGCTTACCAAGATCTTCGTAATCACTAAGCGTCTCGACAATTTCGTCTTGAGTATCTCCCCGTAGTTTTAAGAACTCTGAAATAACCCATTTTTGATTATTTACGTTATTCCCTCTAACATCGATTTTATCGAATTCTGGGCTGCTGTAAACTTCTTTGAAGTCACTAACCTTTCCTCCGTCCATCATATGTTTTAAGAGTTCTCTCCCTTCGAGAGGTAATCCTTTTTGAAATAATTCTACTTCTTCGGATACCCTATTCTCAAGAGTCTTGCCAAATGCGTCTAGCAATGCTTCTACATCATTGGCGTTCTCTCCTTCTCCTAAATCCAAGAGTTCATTCTCTGCTAACATTTTAGCAAAAGTTGTAATTTCATTTTCTTCTACAACTTCTTCTTCTGTGTCAGATTCGTCTTTACCCTCTTCTTTAGTAGAAACTTCAGGATTAAATTCAGGTTCATCTGAATCTTCTTCTTCTGTTTCTTTCTCGTTAGAAGTTCCTTCGATAACATCTTCATCGAAATTCGCT